GGATACGGCCAGGATACCCAGCGCGATACCGATGCTCTCGATCAGATTAGCTTTGACCTGCGTCTGAAGCGCTTTGCTGAAGTTCTCCAGCGACTCCGTCAGACCCTTGATGAGCTTGTCGAAGTCACCAGGGATTGCCGTGAGTCCCGTGAAGCGAGACCCAAGATCCTTCATGAACTTCCCAGCACCTGCCAGGAAGGCTGCAAAGAATCCTGCGAATCCGATGTTGGCGTAGTCAGAGGCTGTGAGCGACCCGAAGATCTTGCTCAGTTCACCCTTGACCCAGTCGAAGACCTGCGCGAGGTAGGCATAGACTGGCTGCAGCCACTTCCAGACAGCTTCCAGAGCATGAGCAACAGCCTCCCAGACACCGGTGATGATGTTCGCCGTGGTGACGAGACCATCTGAGGTGTTCTTGACCGCTGCCATCGAGGTTCCTGCGGCCTTGCTTGCAAGCGAAGCCCAGAAACCAGCAATGGCGTTAGCAGCCTTATCGAGCCAGGTGACAACCGGTTCAACGTCGACAGCCAGCTGATGGAACGAACCATTCGAGTTGTCGAGAGACTTCTTGACCTTGTCGAGGACGTCAGTGACAACCTGGAACTTAGCCTTGAACGAGTCAGCAATCGGTGCCAGCGCAGAGAAGCTGCTCTTGATGCCATCAAAGAACCCAGACACGTTGCCGTGAATGAGTTGGTTGAAGGCGTCGATGATCAGCCCGATCCACGTCAGCAGCGGAGCGAGAACATTCTTACGGCTAGACTCGATGATGTCAAAGAACTTGCCGATGGCATCAGACGAACTGAGCCACTTGTCAAACGCGTTGAGCAGCTCACCGAAATCACCCGTGATCCGGATGACATCACCCGAACCCTGAGTCATCAGACCAAACGCCTGAGCGAAATAGCCGATGACTCCGCCGAGGATTTTCCCGATGATGTCGATGATCGAGAATAGACCTTCGAAGGTGTTCCTCAGGCCAGTTGTCTCAGTTGCTCCCATTTTGAACGATTTGAAGAAGTTGTCAACTGCCTTCGCAATGTTCGCCAGGTTGGTGCCCATGTTGGTCGGAAAGACCTCTTTGAACGCCTGTTTGATAGGAGTGATGATCGAACCAAGGATTCGCCAAGCCTGGGCAAAGGCATCGACGGTAGCTGCAAGTCCTCCGCCTTGACGGAAAGACGTACCAACAGCTTTGAGGCCGTTGTCCATGTTGGTGAGAACACCCATGAGAGCATTACCAAGTTTGGTAAAGATCTCGGTGGACATCTCTTCCTGGCCGATGTAGCTGTCACCGAAGATCGAACCCCAGAAGTCTGCCCAGTCATTGACCACACCCTCAGAAACCGAGGACGAAACCTCCCGGAAGGTGTGGAACTGGGTAGCAGCAGCGAGAAGTGACTTGTTTGTGGCAAGACTCTTCAGCGCCGCGATCATGATGTTCGTGTTGATTGTGCCGGCCGTCAGCGCATTCTGGAAATCCGCGCTCGTCTTGATGTTCTGACCCTGGGCGTTAGCCGCCGCAATCAGCGCATCCTTGAACTGTGAGGTCGCGATACCGGACTGCTTCAGCTGCATCCAGTTCTGACCCTGAAGCTTACCGAGGGCAAGCGCCGGAACCAGAGCAGTCTGCAGTTCGCTGGAGAACACAGACGTGTTGACGCCCGCACCAGCAGCAGCATTACCGAAACCCTTGATCGCAGTCTCAGCGTCCTGAAGATTGATACCCTGCGACACCATCTGACCAAGCGCAGAGTTCATGTCCTGCACGTTGTAGATGGTGAGCTGAGCGTACTTGTTCAGGTCCTGCATGGCCGACTGAATAGCCGAGCCTGCATTGTCGCCGAGCGAGGTCTGAAGCATCATGACCGACTGCATGCGGTCCTGGTATTGCTCCCAGCCTTCCTTGATCGGGTCGATCGTCAGAGCTTTGACGGTCTGGAGACCAGTCTGAATGGCCTGCTGTGCGATTCCACCGAGGGCTACAGCTGCAGCACCGGCGAGAACCGAGAACTTCGTTTTGATAGCGTCAACCGCGGAGCCAACCGGTCCCATGTGAGAGACGACGTTGTCGAAGCCACTGCCGAGCTTACTCGTCATGTCGAAACCGAGAGCAGAGTTAAGCTTGCTCAGCGAACCGAGAGTGTCGGTGACACCCTTCTGGAAGTTGGCATTGTTGAACTGCATGTTTACAATGCGATTGTCAACGCTACTCATGACGAGGTTACCACCTTCCAGACAGTATCGGCGATCCGGTCAAAGATCGGTTTCATTACGGGGTTGATGTAGTCTCGTCCTTGAACGTAACCACCAGTGCCGGTACCGTGACCGTACTGAAGCATGATAGCAATTGGGGTTCCTTGATCGTCAAGATCGGTGTTCTCCCAATAAATGGACCAGTAGCCATTGCCGTGATGCACTTCGTAGGTCCAAGATTCCGAAGTACGCCCCGTGAGAATTGGGGTGGCATTGGATAGTGCGTTGACGCCTTCCTCACCAAGACTACTAAGCACATCAAAGATTTGCTGGCTGTTCATCTTGGTGAGGAAGTTCATCGTGTTTTTAAAGGAGCCACTCTGGCTAAACGAAATACCCATTGTGACTCCCATTTTGATTTAGAAGAAGAGCTCTACCGTCATGCCGGCTCGAGCTCCAGCACCACCGATAGACGCAGCACCAGTTTGAGTGGCAAGTGCGCCACCACCACCAGACCCAAGAGTTCGGCCACCGAGTCCAGCAACGCCTGCAGCATTTGCACCGCTATAGTTGCCTGCACCACCAGAGCCAAAGATGTTGCGAGCACCAGCGCCGCTGACGCCAATTGTGGCATACCCTTGCGCCATGCCGCCCGTACCGCCAGTTCCAGCACGTCCCCAACCAGGGGCATTAATAGTGCCGATACCACCCGCACCGCCAGCAGCAACAGAGTAGGTAGTTTGAGCGTTTCCGCCATAACCACCAATGCCGCCAGTAGCAGAGGCAAAGGTTCCAAATGACGAAGACCCTCCATTACCACCTGCGCCACTAGAACCACCAGCAGCAGCTCCCGCAGTACCGCCGACGCCAGTCACAATCGCGACTGAATCCGGAAGATCGCTTGCGTGGACCCAGAGGATAAACCACCCGCCAGCTCCACCACCTCCGCCATTGCTGTGGCCACCACTTGCAGGAGAACTTACACCGCCACCGCCACCGCCGCCCGCAACGCCCCAAACGCGAATCGCTTTGAGCCCCGGATAGCTTGCTTTGGTGAATGTGAAGTTTCCCTGTGTGGTGTTCACGCCAGTGTCATACTTGATGAATTGGCCGGAAGGTTTGAAGGCTTTCCTATTAGCAAACCCGTAAGGAGTGACGAACTTCGAGTCATTGGCAGCGTCGAAGTCGGCAGCAGAGGCGATCAGAGCAATGCCGGCCGTGTCCGTGGTTGCTGTCTGCACAACACCCTGGGGACCTTTGTCGCCAACAACAGAACCGGCATCGATCTGCGTTCCATCGAAGGTTTGCAGTTGAAGATGACCATTGCTATCTGAAGCGCCACCGACAATGTTACGAGCCTCAATAGCCTGGGAGCGTGCAGCCTCGAAGAATTCAAACGATGCCATGGCACCTCCTAAACGTAGATCTCGATGTTGAGCTGGCCTGCGCCGCCCACACCACCGTTAGCTGCAGGACCGGAAGAATCGGCATAAGCGCCGCCACCACCAGCACCAGGGTTCGGAGCAGGGTTACCTGCACCAGAGGTCGAACCAGCACCCGTGTAGAGTGCCGCACCTCCGGCGCCAAATATGGATGCACCACCAGCACCAGACACCGCAAGAGTGTTCAGACCAGTTCCGATTGTTCCAGCCTCGCCGATGTAGGTAATGCCTTGAGCCGGAGTAGTCACTGATGCCGACCCGCCATTCCCACCAAGACCTCCGACGTACAGAGTGTTGGTCAGACCGACGATAGCACCGACTCCACCAGCAGCAGAGGCGAATGCACCAAATGACGTCGTTCCACCAGTACCACCAGTTGCCGTGCTTGTGCCAGCCGTTCCGCCAGCGCCGACGACAAACGCCGTAGTATCAGCCAGGTCGGAAGCTTGGATGATAGCCATGAAAGCTCCACCAGCGCCACCGCCACCAGCCGTGGAGTGCGCAGTCGATGCTGCAGCAGGAACTCCGCCACCACCGCCACCACCAGCAACGCCAGTGATGCGGATCATCTTGAGACCGGGATAGTCCGACTTGTTGAAGTTGTAGCTACCCGCAGCGAAAGTGACGACTTCCTGAAGCGCACCACCAGACAGGCCTTGAAGAGCCGCCGGGGTCACTGCTTTGGTGTCGTCAGTTCCCGCTGCGACGTCGGCCGCAGTTGCGAGCTGCACGATACCGGCAGTCGTCTCCGACGCAGGCGGTGCTGCGGGACCGGGATCACCGGTCGGACCCTTGACATTACCCGCGGCAATGGCAGTTCCATCATTGGTCGTGAGAGTGAGGTTGCCATCGTCGTCAACAGCTCCAGTGACAACTGCTTTGTCTTCAATTGCCTGTGACCGTTCAGCCGTGTAAACGTTGATAGAAGCCATACTAATCTCCTTCCATTAGAGAGAACTGACCTGGTAAGTGTCGTTGTCGCCCTCGATAACCGAAGGCCACGTGAGAGTCCAGAGGTCGTTAGCGACGTCCGTGTTGACGATTGCCGTGTCCGGACCGGTGATCGTAGCCGTGCCGTCGCCGTTGTCTTCAACGTCGAGATATGCAGTGGACTCGAACAGAGCGATGAGCTCGTCTGGGTCTGGAAGTCGAGGCGCGTTGTCATCGTCACCATAAAGAATCGCTTCTACGGCCTGAACGGTCGGAGGAGTCGCAACGGTGGTGTCGATGATGTAGTGAGCCGTGACGAATTGCGCATTCTGCGTGATGAACGGAACCGCCGAAATATCCCAAGAGTAACCTACAGGATTTACAGACGATCCAAGCGACGAGAATGACTTCGGAGTCGGCGCAACGAGGCAGTTATACAGCAGGTGGATACGGTAGCCGTAATCCAAGCCCTGTGTAGCGTTGCCCAGCTGGGTGCGCCAGCTCAATCCGAACGACTGACGAGGCTGCTGCGTTCCATAAAGGCCCAAAGCCGCTGCGCCTGTGCCGTCACAAACGCCGAATTCAGGCGGAAAAGTGATCGCCGAAAGCGTCGCTTCGAAGTCGTCGACGTTACCGAAGTCCACATAGTTGTAGCCATCGATGTAGAACTTGTCGACGGTTCCATTTGCAGGCTTCTCGTCAACTGCCTGAAGACCGTTCCAAACAACGCCGTCAGCCGAACCGACATACAGAACTCCGCGATCGACTGCGGCCTCGAAGTAGCGCTCTTTGGGTGCGTCCCAAACGAGTTTAGTCATTGAGTCTACACCCCTTATCCACGAGAATTGAGCTGCTTACGACGTTCCGCATTCAGACGCATCCGCTCAGCAGCGAGATTTGCCGAAGAAGGCTTAGGCCGGTTGGGATTGTTCTTCTGGTTCTTGGCGTCGAAGACTCGGACGAGAGTCAGAAGACGATTGAGATGCCAGTTCTCACATTCGAGAGGGATCCCAAGCGAGAACATCCAGTAATAGATGATCTCTGCCGTGAGAATTTCTCGAGAAGGCTTGCTACCTGTGTCGTTGAACCACGTCGCTGTCATCTTAGCCTCAATGTGCTTTTGAATCTGGGCGAAGTTCTCAGGAGTTAGCCTGGAGTAAACCTCCGGAGGAACATCTGGGGTGAGCGTCATTGCTCTGATGTAACTCATGGTCTGCTCGGAAGTCTTGTCTTTCTTGGTGAGGAACGGTTCTTCCCATTCCTGCTCCCATTTTGAAAGAGAGACAAGGGAATGCTCAAGCTGGAGTTTCATGTCTCCAACGGTCGTGATGCGTGAGTTGGCTTCGTCGAAGCTCTCAACGCCAGGAACGACGATTGTCAGCATCCCCTTGTCTCCTTTCGTGTTATTGCTTAGGCCGGCGGCGTGGCCGGGAACAGCGCGAGCACTGCATCCGGAAGCGGCAGCGAGGCCTCGGCGTCGGCACCGCCGTAGAGCAGCGCTTCGAGCGACTGCAGAGCGGTGGCATCCACCTGCGTGGAATCGATGGTGATCAGCGAGGTCGGCTTGAGACCCGTGACCTGGACCGGAGTCGAGGTGAAGTCCCAGCTGAACGCGATCGCGGCCGGCGAGTCGTTGACCGTGGCATAGTCCTTCTCCGACGGAGCCGCCTGGCAGCCGTAGGCGAGGTGGAGCTTGTAGCCGTGGTCCTGACCGTCGGTGTCGTTGCCGATCAGCGTGCGGTAGGCCAGACCGAAGGTCTTGCGCGTCTGCTGACCAACGGCGACACCGGGCGTAGGCTGAACCGTGCCGTCGCACTCCAGGAACTCGTCCGGGAAGGTGAAGGCCTTGATGGTGCCCGCGAAGGTCTCGGCAGCGGTGAGGTTGACGTAGATCTGGTTGTCGGCGTACTGCGGAGTCGTGCCCGCACCACCCGGCTTCTCGTCGATCTCGGTCAGACCCGACCACGCGGTGCCGACAGAATACTGCCCGTCCGT